CAATTGAAGAATAGGTATAATGATCCTACAATGAATAAAAGATTTGTTGTAGGTATTGACCGTGCAAAGATGAGATTATATGATTGCGAACAGAAAGCCCAAGAAGATATTGTTGATAGTGGACAAGAAGAATATGTACATGAAGATAAACCTAAAAAATCTTTTAATGACTTTAAATTCTAATGACTATTTGGCAAAACTATATTAGTACTTATAGATCCATGTTGCCTATGAAGATAGAAGGTCTATGGGCAGGTTGGGAAGGTAAAGGAACTTATTTGAATGCTATCACTCATTCGCATCCACACTTTCTTAAATCAAGACAGGTGGATATAACTGATGGGAAGAATGTTGATATCTTTAACTGTATAGCATATCCCAAGACTGGAAGTAACCTTCCCTGTTTTGGGATGGATTTAATGAAGTTTTCTGAAAAGAAAATCATTATAGTATTTGACTTCCAACATCCCACGGAAAACTATTTGTTCTCTGTGGATGGGTTACCAAAACATGAAGGTGAGTATCGGTTCTTTGAACCAGGTAATCATTTCTCTGAAAATATTTACATTCGCTATTGTACACCTGAAGATGTTGATGATCATCTTGATATGTTTAAAAAGTATTTACAATGTTATGTTGATATGATAGAATTGGAAAAACCAACTGGAACTGATACCAGTGTATATAAAGATTTTGATGCTTATATGACTAAACTAGATCCAGTGGGAGGATTTCTGACTGGTAAGTTTGGTAAAGAAAAAGCAGATAGTCTTGTAAATGATTTTTTATTTTCTTATCAATGACTGTTGACACCAATAAATATCTAGATTTTGTTACTGAAGTTACTAGTCTTCCTAGTACAGATCTAGCAGCATTACTTTCTCGTATCACTGAACTGGATATTGAGAATGATGCAGATGTTCCTAGATTGTTAACTGCTGCACTTGGATTGACTGCTGAGTCAGGTGAGTTTACTGAAGTAGTAAAGAAAATCATTCTCCAAGGTAAACCCTATAATGAAGAGAATATCTTCCATATGAAGAGAGAGTTGGGAGATATATGCTGGTATTTGGCACAAGCTTGTATGGCACTAGATACTACATTCGATGAAATTATTGAGATGAATGTAGATAAACTTAAAGCAAGATATCCTGGTGGAGAATTTGATGTCCATCAATCAGAAAACCGTGCAGAGGGAGACCTATGAGTTATTACGCATTACTAAGTGTTTCGGATAAAACAGGTATTGTAGATTTGGCAGAAGGATTAGTTCGTGCTGGATATCAGATTATATCTAGTGGTGGAACTCATGCTGTTCTTCAGGCAGCAGGTATTCCTGTAATGAAAGTATCCGAGTATACTGGTTCACCAGAGATTTTGAATGGAAGAGTAAAGACATTACATCCAAAGATTCATGGTGGCATTCTTGCTCAACGTGGTAATCCTCAACATGATATAGATCGTAATGCAAATGATATTAAATTAATTGATATTGTGGTAGTAAACTTATATCCATTCAAAGAAACAGTTCGTAGACCAGATGTAACTATTGATGAAGCTATAGAAAATATTGATATTGGTGGTCCTAGTATGATAAGGTCAGCAGCAAAAAATTACAAGTATGTTTCTCTACTAACTAATCCTAATCAGTATGAAAGGTTTTTAGATGCATTGAATGATAATAGAGAAGTAGAACTAAAAACTGAGTTTGCAATGGAAGCATTCAAACATAGTGCTGAATATGATGCAGCAATTTACGAATGGATGCGGGACTTACCAACCGCACCTCCAGAGATCTTCAATCTCATTGAAAGGGAGACTAATGCCTAGACAACAAACACTTAAGTTTACTATCCGACAAGATGGTAGAGTAACCGAAGAAGTTATGGGAGCAACATCTAATGAGTGTGTAGAACTCACTAGAGAAATAGATAATAAACTTGGAGAATTAGAAACTCGTCAATTTAAACCAGAATTTTACTCTAACAATGTCGCACTTCAGCACAATCAAGACCAAACTGAGGAACAAACCACAACTAATTGAGGCTTTAGAACTTTTACAATATGATGTTCAAGAGGATCAAGAGTTAGTTAATCCTATTGATCATCAACATGAAAAGGTAAAGGTAGATGTTTCTATAGGGAACGATATTGGATTTCGTTTGAATAGTAATGGAGAGTATGAATTAGTTGCTGATATACAAACTTGGAAAGATCCAGTTCCTCCAAAGAGGTTTGTTGAGAAGGTTACTCAACAATATGCAAGAATGACAGTGTATAATACTGTTAAGGAAATGGGATTTCAAGTAGAAGAAGAGTGGGAGATGGAGGATAATAGTATTGAACTCACAGTTACTAGGTGGGTATAATAAATAACTAGAAAGTGTGAAGGATGGCCGATTCCCCCAAACAAGCAGAAGCAGCACAGGCCCTCTTTAGTGCAATTGTGGATTATAGAGGTGCTCCTTTACCTTATACTATAGATAATTATATTCAATTTCAAGAACAATATAAAAGAGAAATAAGAGCAGTCTCTAGAAAGGTAGTCACTCCAGGTGTGTCCCTTCAGTCTATAGAGACTTTTTTAATTAAAGATAATGATTGGTATAAATCATCAATCAATATAGCCAATAAACTTTTATCTGCTACGAAAACTCTATCAAAGAAAACTTATAATAAAATAAAACCTAAAGGTATAGATTTATATTATGTAAGAGGAGATGTTAATGTTTTTGGAAGTCTTGATAAACTTTGGAAGCATACTAATAATGCTACAAAGAAAGCAAATTTATTAGAAGGAAAAAATTCTTTAGTATTTAATAATATTAATAAATGGAGTCCTGCAGATATCTATCTTGCTTCCGTATATGCACAAAGATTGTTAAAGACTGCAGCCGCAGGAAAGAATTTTAAATATAAATTAGGAAGTAATGGAACCACACTTACATCCATAGAAAATTTTCAAGATTTTTCAGTGTTAAATGCTTTTATAAAAGATTTGATTAATAAAGGAGAATTGCTTCCATTATCGCTTAAGAAATCTCCTGATAGGAAAACTACAATTATAAAAACCATTAATTTTATTGAAGGGGATGTGGCAAAGGCATTAAAGAGTCAGCAGATTGGATATCATGGATATATTTTTAGTAAAACAAAGGATGTGTTTAGTTCAAAAGATGTTTATATAAAGTTTACAAATAAAGGAAATATTATGTTGCAGTTTAGAGATAAAGGTTCTTCGGGAGAAAGTAAAGGAAAAGCACCAACGTATTCCTATCAAGGTATAATTACTGGTGGTACAAAAGCTCTTGATGGTGGTTTAGCAGGAAAATCTATTGGAGATGTTTTGGGTGAAGTAAATTCATCAGCAGGGACTATTTTTTCTCTTACTAATCAAAAAGCAGTTATTGATAAAGCAGTAAGAATTTCTGAGGAAATGGATGATGATATGGATGAGGCAATTAAGGATCCTATCTGTAATAAAGTTTTTCAATTTGTAAATAGATATACTAATCAATCTTTTGAATCAAAGGAAGAATTATTTAATGCTTTATATGATCATCCTAATTTTTCTACTAAATTAGACTCACGTAATCTAAAAGTAAGAGCAAGAGCACAATTTATTTTTGGAAAATATTTGGGAGGATCTATGATTGATATATTTGAAAAAAATAAAACTAAGGCCAATGAAATGGTTACTAATATGATATTGTATGCAGGTTCTAGGTCAGCGAGTTCTTCTCCTCATTGGAAGGCTGCTGATATTACATCTTTCTAAAATGCTAAATATAGTATAACAGTAAATTATATGAAGAGTTTTTTCCAATTTTTAACTGAAACTGAGTCTAAGGCAGGAACACAGGCACGGAAATTAGGACTCAAGAGCGATGGCCATGGTGGTTGGTTGGATCGTAGTGGAGAATTTGTAGCAAAAACAGAAGGAGATAAGTTAAGATTTTTCAATAAGAATCAGAGACCAGGTAGAGATCCAGATCAAACTCCAGGTCGTCCATCCCATCTTCCTGTGAATGGGAAGAAGCAACCTAAAGGTCCAGTTCAACAAATGTTGAAACGTCGGAAGGATGATGACCTTGCAGGAGCACCTTTACAGAAAAAACCAGAGGAAGAAGGGGATAAAAAGGAAGGTAAGACTCTTACAACTGCATTTGGTAGGTTTAATCCACCAACTGTAGGTCATGAAAAGTTATTAGGAGCAGCAAGAAAGGCAGCCGCAGGTGGTCCATTGAAGATTTATCCTTCTAGATCGCATGATCCAAAGAAAAATCCTCTTGATCCTGATATGAAGATCTCTTATATGAAGAAGATGTTCCCTGATTATGAGGAAGAGATTGTTAATGATGCAGAGATGAAATCTATCTTTGATGTACTTAAAACTGCGGATGCAGATGGGTTTGATAGTGTGAATATTATTGTTGGAGCAGACAGACAAGCAGAATTTGAGAATTTAGCGGTCAAATACAACGGTGAACTCTATGATTTTGACCAAATTAGGGTTATTTCAGCTGGTGTAAGGGACTCTGATGCAGAAGGAGTGGAAGGAATGTCTGCATCTAAGATGAGAAAAGCAGTTCAAGACGATGATTTTGACTCATTTAGACGTGGAACCCCTAAAGGATTGAAAGATGCGGATGCACAAGCAGTTTTTGATGCTGTTCGTACTGGAATGAAAGGTAAGAAGAAAAAAGTAAAAGAGTCTTATGAGTTATGGGAAATTGCACCAAGAGATGATCAAAAAGGACTCAGAGAGAACTATGTAAAGGGATTAATTTATAAGATTGGTGACATTGTAGAGAATTTAAACACAGGATTAATAGGTGAAATCATTCGGAGAGGTACAAATCACCTTATATGTGTGACAAAAGAGGACTATATGTTCAAATCATGGGTAAAAGATGTGATGGAAGCAGTAAAACCAGGTCAAAATAACTCAGATCAACGCTTAGTAGGTACAAATGCGTATCTTAATTTTGCTAAATCGATGGTTCCTGGTCAGTCTTACGGAAGACAGTTTATAAATAAATATAAGAAAAAGAAGAGTTAGGGCTTACCATGTCATCTTTAAATCCATTGAATGATATATCTAGAATATATTTGGATCATGTTGCTAATGCTAATCAGAAAGAAGAAGAGAAGGATATAAAGAGATGGGAGCAGGGTAACAGTGCTCTTGACAAGCAGATGGAGACATCAACTAAGGAATTAGCAACTTTGGGAGCTCCGTTATCTAAGGAAGAAGTAGAACTCGATGAAGCAGAAAGAAGTATTGATGATAGATTGGATAGAAAGAATAAACTTATGAAGAAAACAACCCGCAAGGCAATGGATTTTGCCAGAGACGAGGGTGAGGCATCTGGTCATGCAAGATTTAATATGAGTAGACTTGGTAGAGAAAGAGAAAAACTTATTGCAAAAAAGAACGTGAAAAAAGAATCCTTCTCTAATTGGAGACATGATCTCATTGAAATTGCTGATGATGTTCCAATGACTGATGTGGAAGCAGCGAAAGTAGTTAAGGAGAAAAAGGTTAAAAATAAGGTTGTTATTAATCCTAAGATGACTGAAGCAGTTGCATCAATTGGTGGTCGAGTAATTTCTGAGAGAGAAGTAGATCTTCAAGAGAAGCAAAAAGACACTCCTGATCAGGTAAAGGCAGTTATTGCTTTTGATAAGGCAAGAAAAGGTACTAGAGATGCTACTTATGACAGTATGCATGGTAAGAAGAAGCAAGCTAAGAAAGAACGTGACTATGCTAAGTGGCAACGTGACAAGGGAGCAGAAGATGCACAGAAATCAGGTCATCGTTGGAAACATGCTAAGGGATCTACTAGGGAGAAAGAAGGTAAGAAGAGTGAAACACATGCTTACATAAAGGATTCTTATGCAGTAGAAGGGGTACTTGGTACAAAAGCTAAGGGTATAGTCGGTAAAGAAGTTAAGGAACTTGAAAAAGCAAATTATACCATGAAGGATACTCCAGTAGTAAATGCAGACAAGACTGACACTCCTAATTACAAAGGTAATAAGTTTGGAGTAAAGAAAGCTCCTGCTTCACAAGTAGCAGCAGTTGAAGAAAAGGATTGGATTCAGAAAGCAGTGAAGAGACCAGGTGCATTTACTAGAAAAGCCAAGGCAGCAGGTCAGAGTGTTCAACAATTTGCAAAAACTGTTGATGATAATCCTAATAAGTACAGTACAAGGACTAAGAAGCAAGCAAATCTTGCTCAGACCTTTGCTTCAATGAAGAAGGAAGATGTTGAAGAACTCTTTTACACTCTGATAGCAGATTAATGAAAAATCTTAATCAATTTTTAAATGAAAGGTCTTTCACTTTTATCGGTAAAAAGAAACCAGAGAAGAAAGCTGAGAAGGCAATGGATGCTGGTGCAAGAGCAAAGAGAAAATTAGCAAGAAAGGCACATGCAAAGTATGTTTCTGGTAGTGAAGACTTAGTACCTGATGATATTAGAGAAAGTGATGTGCATTCAGGACAAGGGGAAAAGATCCAGAAGAGAACTAAGAAGTGGATGGATAAGAAAGGTATGAAAGGTGCTCCTGGTTTAGATGCAATGAAAGCAAGAACTGCAGAGCATCAAGCAAAGAGAGGTGTAAGGGAAGACAAAGCCTTTGATTACGTTGTTGCTAAACTTAAAAAGCAACATGGTGATGGGGTCTTGACAAAACGTGATAAAATTAAACCACAAAGTCCTGCAGAAAAAGCAAAGGTCCGTGCTCATCAAGCAAAAGTTGACCAAGAAAATGCTGCAGAACGTGCTAAAGACCCATCACAGGGTCGCTATCCCAAAGGATAATGCTTTTACATAGACTCCCACTTGATGAATGGTTTGATGATATCCCTCATCCCCATGATGATATGCCCATAGCTACTAATGATAGATTTGATATGTATGGATCATCCGATGCAGATGATGCATACAATCCCCAATACTCTAAAGAAGAAGTAATTGAAGAGGTAGTTGAGGATAATATACATGAAAAAATGTATGAAATTGCTACAGCAAAGTATAATCCTTTTGCTGTAGGGGGATCTGAAAGTATTCATGACTTCCAAGGAGGATCTGAAAATGCCAGCCGTCTCTAAGAAGCAACAAAGATATTTTGGATATCTCTTGTCTAATCCAGAGGAGAGAAAGAAAAAGGGTATTAGTAAAAAAGCAGCAAAGGATTTCGCTCAGGATATTCAGGAAGTCTCACCTCCTGGTTGGGGTCATACGAAGGCAGAGAAAGAAAAGACAAAACCTTGGAAACCTAAGTCAAAGATTGGGGGAACTGCTGCTGCCTTTAAGAGAGCATTAGATGATGGTAGATTCAAAGGACTTCCTGGTAGTAAAACCAAGAAGGAAAAGACTGCTGATATGTTTAAGTTAATGTGGTCTATGAAAAAGAAAGGGGATAAACCACATTACAAACCTGGTACTGATAAGAAATATAAAAAATATCAAAAAGAAGACACGACTATGCAGGATAACAATCTTTTTGGTGATGCTTATGCCACTTTAAAGAAGAAGATTGGTAGTAAAAAGAAGCATAATAAACCTGCTTTTAAAGAGGGAATTTCCTTTCAAAATTTTATGAGTAAAGTTTAGGGATATATAGTTGAGATCTAATTAAAAAGATGACTGATTTGGGACTTGATGCCTCTCAGGAGACACGTATCACTGTAATGCAATTAAAAATTGAGAGATTGGAAGAGAAGCAAGATGAGCTTCGTGAGCGATTAAAAGTAGTAGAAAAATGGGTAGTAGGAGCAGCCGCAGTATTGGCAGCAGCTACTACAGTCATAGGATTTGCTACTAATATATCTAAAGCATACTTGTAAATCAGAGGCAAATCTTGGGTCTCTAGTTTTTATAAATAATTTTACGAAAAAATTTTCAGAAGGATAAAAGAATGGCACTTTGGGGTATTTCAACGAACTCGGAGAACTGGGCTAATAATTATGCCATACCTAAGTTCTTAAATGATACAGATAGGAATAACACTCCTTGGAACTGTTTTGCTGATGATCGTGGATGGATATACAGACGTTATGCAACAACTGAACATTCAGGTTTAGGTACGATCTATACCGATGAAGTGTTAGTTCCAATTGCTGGTCTTAACACTGTTCCTAATCTATCAATTAATTTTGATGGTACTACTGTTGCAGCAGCAAATGCAACACACCATACAGGTATTGCTCCTGCAACTCCAGTCGCAGTATTCTTTGAAGATCCTAATCAAGCAAGTAATATTACTGTTTCTGCTGGTGGTACAACTAAAGTTGCACCTGCCGCTACTGCATATGTCCATCTAGTTTACAACGAAAATGTTTTCGTTTCTACTGGAACAACAATTGGTGTCACTCCATTTAATATTAATAATGGAGATGAGGGTAGTGTTCTTACTGGATATGCTGTTTCTGCCGTTGGTGATATAAACGCTTATACTAATGTTGGTATTGCATCTACTGGTGGTCCTGGTGGATATGCTAGTGGTAGTGCAGGAGGTATACAAGAAGTTTATAGTTTGACTGGACTTGCTGGTGCTGACTTTGCTGGACAAATTACTAACAGAGTAGCATTTGCGTTTACTGCTCCTGCAGCTACTGCGTTAAAAACTGCGAATAATGTATTTGCACAAGTTAGTGCAGCATTTACATCAGCAACTAAGGTTGCCGATGGTGGTGTTGGTGTAGGTACTACAACCTTCTTTGTTGCCGAATCTGATCTAACAGGAGTCGTTGCAGGTGTAAGTTCTGTTACTATTAACACTAATCAGGGAATAGGTAAGACCAACGCACCAATTGCTTCTGTAGGAAGTACTTCCTTCACTGTTGGTAGACCAGGTGTTACAACTGCTGGATTCTCTACTATCCGTGATCAAATTCCAGTAGGTGTGGGTGCTACAATTACGTTCAGTAATTTAACTGCGGCTACCAAACTTAAAGTCAATATGGATTATGGTATAGTGGGAACAGTTACTTCATTCTATGATGGAACTGCTGCTATTAAGACATTTATAAATCCTGGTGTTGGTACTGCTGCTGGTGCTGCTTTACCGCTAGGTATTGATAGACAGGTTGGTGGTGCTGGTACATACATGAGTGGATCCTTTGAACCCAATGAATCTACAGGATCTGTAGATGGTTCAGGTATCGTTGGACTTGGAACTACTGCACTCTTAGTTGGTTTTGCTGATACAACCTTCTAAATTTTCTTTAAACTGCATAATATGATATGATTTTCAATGAATTGAATGCTCAAAATTTTCCATTATTTGCTATAAAAAATTATGAAAATCCTCAGGCAGTAACTAAAGAAGATTTTGAAAAAGACTTAAATCATTTTAAATATATTAAAAGATTATTGAAAAGGTATAAGAATACAGGTGAGCTTAAAACTCACCTTCTTCTTAATCACTTTATTATTCTTTATAATATATTTGGTGAAGCAACTACTCCAATGCTGTTCTTTAAAATAGAGGAAGAGTTATGGAGTGTTATGAAAACATTTGTTATTTTCTTAGATAAATTGCCTGAATATCCTCATTGTTTTATACATGATGTAGAAATTGATGAGTATTGTCTCTCTCAATTGGATGGGATCCAAGATGGAAAAGAAAAAACTTGATCGCATAATCGATATCATCAGGGAAGAGATGATGACCACAGGTAGTACTCCTACTGCTGCTGGTTTTAGTAGCAAGGCAAATGCTAAAGGCCCTACTGCAGGATTTGATCCTATTATGGGTAAGATGATGAAGAGAAGGAAGAAGTATGTATCGTTAGGAGTGGGATCTAGAAAGCGTTGGATGAAGAAAAAATGAGAACCAGTGATGCCATAGTAGAAAGATTAGAACGTGTAATAGAAACGCTAAGTGATAATTCAATTAAGATGGGCCAGATGCTTGCTGTCCATGATGAAAAATTAGATAAGCAGGATAGAATAGATGCAGTATTATTTGAGAAAGTGGAATCGCTTCACAGGGAAGTTAACCGTCAAAGTGCGGAGATTAAAGCAGGATGTGAGAGAGATATTCGCTTGGTAGATCAACGTCTTCGAGTTATGGAGAAGAAGATGTGGAGTATTTTTGGTGCGTTAAGTATAATAAGTTTTGTAGTTAGTCCAGTTGGTCAGAGAGTTATAGGAGCATCCTTGACACCAACACCTACAACGAGTATGATGGTTGCAGAATAATCCTTCTGAATGAATCTCATTGATTCCAAATATATTGGATTAATATCTTCTAGGTTAGTAAAATTCAAAAGGGTTAAGTCGGATTTATATAATTTTCGATGCCCTATTTGTGGTGATTCTAAGAAAAATAAGACCAAGACTAGAGGATATCTTTATACTGTAAAGGCAGATGTAAATTATAGATGTCACAACTGTGGTGCTTCTATGACCTTTAGTAATTTTCTAAAGGAGATAGATCCTGTTGTTCATAAACAATACGTTTTTGAAAGATTTAAACAAGGTAGCACAGGCAGAGGAAGTGTAGTAGAAGAACCTGTCTTTAAGTTTGAAACACCTAAGTTCAAACCAAAATTAGATCTTCCAAAGGCTTCAACAAATTCACGAGCAAGTGATTATCTTAAAAAGAGAAAATTAAATCCAACTGAATTTTATTATGCGGATAAATTTAAGTCATGGACTAACTCACAGAAGAAAACATTTGACAATATTGATAAGGATCATGCTAGAATTGTAATTCCTCTTTTTTATGAGGATACCCTTATTGGATTTCAAGGAAGAAGTTTAGACCCTTGGATCCAACCTAAATATCTCACCGTAATGTTTAATGATGACTCACCAAAGATCTACGGACTGGATAACATCAGAAGAGATGCTCCAGTCTTCGTTACAGAAGGACCGTTCGACAGTACGTTCCTTTGCAATAGCATCGCTATGTGCGGTGCAGACGGTGATGTTGGGAAGTGGGGTGTTAGCAATCCTGTTTGGGTTTATGATAACGAACCAAGGTCTAAAGAAATTACGACAAGAATCTCCAACACCATCTCAAGTGGAGGATCCGTGGTCATCTGGCCAAAAAATATCCCCGAAAAAGATATAAATGACATGGTTCTTGCTGGACATGATGTTCAAAGCATAGTAGAATCAAATGTATATGATGGACTTAAAGCAAAACTTCAATTTAACACTTGGAAACGAATATGAGTAACGGCATTAAAGTCAAAAAAAGAAATGGAAGAGGGACTGAGGCCCTTAACCTTGAAAAGATGCATAAGATGGTTGAGGATGCCACCAGAGGTCTTGCAGGAGTCTCTGCGAGTCAAGTAGAGATTCAATCAGGGATTCAATTCTATGATGGTATTACTACTGCAGAGATTCAAGAGATCCTTATTAAGAGTGCTAGTGATCTTATTGATTTAGATCATCCTAATTACCAGTTTGTTGCTGCAAGACTGTTATTATTTTCTATACGAAAGAGTCTTTATGGAAGAAGTAGAGAACTTCCTAATTTAGAAGACCATATTGTCAAATGTGTTACTCAGGAGGTTTATGATGGTGACATTTATTCAAAGTATTCCAAAGAGGATATCGAAAAAGCAAATGGATACATTGATCATAATAGAGATTTTTTGTTTACATATGCTGGTCTTAGGCAGGTCGTAGATAAATATCTTGTACAAGATCGCAGTACAGGACAGGTGTTTGAAACACCTCAGTTCATGTATATGTTGATCGCATTAACAATTTTCGCAGAATACCCAAAAGAAACGAGGCTTAATTATGTCAGACGATACTACGACGCAATCAGTAGACACAGAATCAACATCCCAACACCCATCATGGCGGGAGTACGAACACCCATTCGTCAATTTGCATCTTGTGTTCTGGTTGATGCTGATGACACCCTCGATAGTATCTTTAGCAGTGATATGGCTATTGGCAAATATGTCGCACAGAGGGCTGGTATCGGTATTAACGCAGGTAGAATCAGGGGAATCAATTCTAAAATCAGGGGTGGAGAAGTTCAGCACACAGGTGTGGTCCCCTTCCTTAAAAAATTTGAGTCAACTGTCAGATGCTGTACGCAAAACGGTATCAGAGGAGGATCAGCTACTGTCCACTTTCCTATCTGGCATCAGGAAATCCAAGACATCCTCGTCCTCAAAAACAACAAAGGAACAGAAGACAACCGAGTCAGAAAACTCGACTACTCCATCCAGTTAAGTAAATTATTCTATGAGCGTTTTATCCAAAATAAGGAAATCACGTTATTTTCCCCTCATGATTGTCCTGGCTTGTATGCGAGTTTTGGGACCGATAAGTTTGATGACTTATATTGCAGTTACGAATCAGATGAATCCATCCCAAGAACCACAGTTGGAGCCCAAGAACTTATCCTCGACTTATTAAAGGAGAGAGCAGAGACTGGTCGTATCTATATCATGAATATAGACCACTGTAATGAGCACTCATCATTTAAAGATAAGATTGAGATGAGTAACCTCTGTCAGGAGATTACTCTACCTACCTATCCTATTCAGCATATTGATGATCATACAGGAGAGATTGCTCTTTGTATTCTAAGTGCAGTGAATGTAGGTAAGGTGAGATCGGATGAAGAATTAGAGGACTTATGTGATCTTGCAGTCCGTGGGTTAGAAGAATTGATTGATTACCAAGATTACCCTGTGATTGCAGCAGAAAGAGCCACAAAGGCACGTAGAAGTCTTGGAGTAGGGTTTATTGGTCTTGCACATTATCTTGCTAAACTTGGATTTAAATATGACTCTCAAGAGGCAACAGATGCTGTTCATGGACTTGCTGAATCATTTCAGTACTATCTTTTAAAGGCATCAAATAAACTGGCAGAGGAGAAAGGATGGTGTGAGAATTTTGGACGCACGAAGTATTCGGATGGAATCTTACCTATAGATACATATAAGAAAGACGTAGACGAGATTTGTTCTCAACCACTACAACATGACTGGGAATCTCTTAGAGCATCTATCCTTAAACACGGTTTACGGCACTCAACATTGTCTGCACAGATGCCATCGGAGAGCAGTTCCGTTGTGTCAAATGCAACCAATGGAATTGAACCACCTAGAGATTACTTGTCCATTAAGAAATCAAAGCAAGGGCCTCTTAAGCAAGTGGTTCCGTCTTATGGGTCTTTAAAGAATAATTATACTTTATTGTGGGATATGCCAGATAATAAAGGGTATATTAATGTAGTTGCAGTTATGCAGAAGTTCTTTGATCAAGGTATCAGTGGTAACTGGAGTTATAATCCAGAGCATTATCCTGATAATGAGGTTCCAACAACTGTTATGGCAAATGATTTGTTGACAACCTATAAGTATGGTTGGAAAACATCTTACTATCAGAACACTCATGATATGAAGACTGATGAAGTGGATGATGATAAATCTAAGCTTGACAATTTGCTTGCCGAATTAGATAATGCTAATGAAGAGGAGTGTGAATCCTGTGCCATCTAACGTGAAAGGAATGACGGTATTTAATACCGCAAACGTGAACACTAAGAAGCAACCAATGTTCTTTGGTGCTCCTTTGGGAGTTCAAAGATATGATAATTTTAAGTATCCTCAGTTTGAAAATTTAACTAAACAACAGTTAGGATATTTTTGGAGACCAGAAGAAGTATCATTACAAAAAGATCGTGGAGACTATCAAAAATTGCGTCCAGAACAGAAGCACATCTATACGAGCAATCTTAAATACCAGATCATGCTTGATAGCGTACAAGGCCGTGCTCCTGGTATGGCTTTCCTACCTTACTGTTCTCTACCTGAGTTAGAAGCATGTATGGAGGTATGGTCTTTTATGGAGATGATTCATAGTAGATCATATACATATGTAATTAAGAATGTATATCCAGATCCATCTGAGGTATTTGATACTATTATTAAAGATGATCGTATTCTAGAACGTGCTGCTAGTGTAACAGAATCATATGATGAATTTATAAATGAAGCACAACAGTGGGGTCAAAGTTCTTTATGGAAAGATATGGATTCCTCATTAAATACATCTCTACCTGTTTTAGAGATGAAAGAAATTAAACGTAAACTTTATAGGGCAGTAGCAAATGTCAACATTCTTGAAGGTATCCGCTTTTATGTGTCTTTCGCTTGTAGTTTTGCATTTGGTGAGCTTAAACTCATGGAAGGATCAGCAAAAATCATATCCCTTATTGCTCGTGACGAAAACCAACACCTTGCTTTGACGCAGAATATAATAAACAACTGGAGAAAGGGTGATGATTCAGACATGATTGAGATTATAAAAGAAGAAGAGGAGTGGACATATAATATGTTTGATAAGTGTGTGAATGAAGAAAAAAAATGGGCTGATTATTTGTTTAAACATGGAAGTATGATAGGATTGAATGATAAACTTTTACATCAGTATGTTGAGTGGATTGCAAATCGTAGATTAAGATCTATTGGTTTAAAACCTACATATAATATTCCTGCTAAAAATAATCCTCTTCCTTGGACAGAGCATTGGATTAGTTCTAAGGGACTTCAAGTAGCACCACAAGAGACGGAGGTAGAGTCTTATGTCGTCGGAGGAATCAAACAAGATGTCAAAAAAGACACCTTCTCAGGATTCAAACTCTGAGATAGAGTGGGACTTGGAAGATATGAAAAAAGCCATTCTGGATGGTGCTGATGATTATGACAAACTTGTTGGAGGATAATGAAAAACAATCTTTATAATGGTATTAAGGAACGTCTTTACTATACATTAGGTAAACGACCTGAGATTGCTACCAAACATGATTTCTATATGGCATTATGCTATGCTGTGAGAGATCAGATGATGACCTATTGGTTGGATACTCAAAAATCTCCACAGAAAGAGGTTGCATATCTATCAGCAGAGTTTTTAATTGGACCGCAATTAAATAATAATCTTATCAGTTTAGGTATAAGAGAGGAAGCAATTCAGGCATTATCTGAATATGACTATACCATAGATGAGATTCTTGATGTAGCAGAAGAACCTGGTTTGGGTAATGGTGGATTAGGGAGACTAGCAGCATGTTATATGGATTCTCTAGCAACGTTAGAAGTCCCTGCTACTGGTTATGGTATTAGATATAAGTATGGTATCTTCAAGCAGCAAATAAGGGATAATCAGCAGATAGAAGTTACTGATAACTGGTTACATGGAGAATGGCCTTGGGAATTATGTCAACCAGATGAGTCGGTATTAGTAGGATTTGGTGGGAGAGTAGAAAATTATGTATCAGATAGAGGAAATTATAGGGTACGTTGGGTTCCTGATGAGCAGGTTATAGCAGTTCCTTATGATGTTTTGCAGTTAGGATATAAAGTAAACTCTTGTAATAGATTGAGGTTATGGAGAGCAGATGCTACTGAAACATTTGATTTCTATGCATTTAATATAGGAGATTATCTTGGTTCAGTAGAACAGAGTGTGTCTTCTGAAACTATCTCTAAGGTTCTTTATCCTAATGATGGTACAGATCAGGGTAAGATACTTCGATTAAAGCAACAACATTTCTTTGTGAGTGCATCTCTTCAGGATATGCTTAATAGTCTTGATAGAAGAGAGATTCCTATAGAACAATTCCCTGAGTATTGGCAAGTTCAGTTAAATGATACACACCCTGCTATTGCGGTAGCAGAGTTGATGAGACTTCTTGTTGATGAAAGGCATATGGAGTGGGAACAGGCATGGGAGATTGTAACTAAGTCTGTTGCATATACTAATCATACTCTTCTTCCAGAGGCCTTAGAGAAATGGGATCTTAAATTGTTTAAGACTCTTCTTCCAAGACACATGGAGATCATCTATGAGATCAATAGAAGATTCTTACAGGTAGTAAGACTTCATTATCCTGGTGATGAATCCATGTTAGAGAAGATGTCTATTATTGATGAACGTGGTAATAAATCAGTACGTATGGCACATCTTGCCACGGTAGGATCTCATCATGTTAATGGTGTTGCAGCACTCCACTCTGAATTAGTTAAGACTCAATTGATGCCAGAGTTCTATGATCTATGGCCTCATAAGTTTACTAATGTCACGAATGGTGTTACTCCAAGAAGATGGGTTGCCTCATGCAATCCTGCACTGACAGAAGTATTAGATGAGTATGTTGGTGAAGATTGGATGACTAATATGGAGTCTTTAAAAAAGTTAGAAGATAATCCAGAATTATTAGAGAAGTTTGGTGAAGCAAAGGTAGTAGGTAAACATAACCTTGCCACATATATTTTTAATCATTTAGGAATATCTGTGGATCCTTCAAGCATGTTTGATATACAAGTTAAAAGGATTCATGAGTATAAGAGACAGCATTTGATGACTCTTTGGGTAGTATCTCAATACCTTCGCATTAAAAATGGTAGAGATTTTGTTCCTCGCACAGTAATCTTTGGTGGTAAAGCAGCACCAGGTTACTATATGGCAAAGTTAATCATCCAATTCATCTGTCATATTGCAGAGGTGGTTAATAATGATCCTGATATGGATGGTAAGTTGCGTGTAATATTCTTACCAAACTATAGTGTTAAGTTAGGGGAACTTGTATACCCTGCTGCTGATTTATCTGAGCAGATCTCCACTGCTGGTAAAGAAGCATCTGGTACTGGTAATATGAAGTTCCAAATGAATGGTGCTCTTACCATTGGTACATTAGATGGTGCTAATGTAGAGATACGTGAGTTAGTTGGTGAAGAAAACTTCTTCCTCTTTGGTCATGATGAGAAAGGTATAGCAGATCTATGGCAGAATGGATACAATCCTCAGAGTCATATGAGTCCTGAACTTTGGGAAACTATTAATCTTATTAAGGGAGGTCACTTTAGTCAGGGTGATAAAGAATTATTCAGACCCTTACTTGATAACTTACTTAACCATGATCCTTTCTGTGTGATGGCTGACTTCTCTGATTACTGTGATGCTCAAGATAGAGTCAGTAGTGCATGGACAGATCGTGATAGATGGAATAGAATGTCTTTAATTAATACTGCCCGTTCAGGTTTCTTCTCATCAGATCGTTCTATTAGGGAATATTGTAAAAATATTTGGGGGATCTAAATAAAGTGAATGACATGACACTTTTAGGATGGATTATGAAAATCCCTGGTTATATCAAGGTACAAATTTCACTTCTGACGATATTGATGATTTCTTCGGTTTCGTCTACCGCATTACAAATAATCAAAATGGTAGGCAATACATCGGTAGAAAATATTTCTGGAAGTTTAGAACCCCAAAGGGTAAGAAACGAAAAGTAAAATCGGAATCTGATTGGAAGAAGTACTATGGGTCTTGTCCAGAACTTAAAGAAGAAATTCAACAATTGGGTAGACAGAACTTTAGCAGAACTATGCTCAGCTTACATAAAACAGCTGGCAAAACAAACTTCGAGGAAACGAGACAACTCTTTGTTAATGGAGTCCTCACCGAATCGCTTGACGACGGAACGCCAAAGTACTACAATAGTAACATCCTCTCCCGATACTTCAGAAAAGATTATTATGAAACTTGATGACACTGATAAGATCGTTGCTCACAATAGAGAATGGGCTATTGATAAATTAGAATCAGCAAAATTGGTAGGTGATAAGATAGCAATCTATGCAGAGTTTGAAGATTGGATTGAATTGGATGACGTGGAAAACATTGAAATTATTTCTATAGAAAAGGAACCTGAAAATGAAGATAGGATTTAATTGTAGTTCTTGTGATCTATTTCATGCAGGACACGTTACAATGATGAAGATGGAGAAGCAGTTGTGTGACTATCTTATAGTTGCACTTCAGGTGGATCCTACTATTGATAGACCTGGTGTGAAGAATAAACCAGTTCAATCAGTCTATGAAAGGTATGTACAACTCCAAGGATGTAAGTATGTTGATGAGATTCTAGTCTATGAGACAGAGGCTGATCTCCTTAATTTACTTCAGACCCAGAACATTGATGTAAGATTTTTGAGTGAAGAATATAAAGACAGAGACTTCACAGGAAAGCAATATTGTATAGATAATGGTATAGAATTATTTTTTCATCTCCGAAGACACCAGTATTCCTCCACAGAATTAAGGAACAGAGTGTATACATTAGAAAAGAAAAAGAGAGATGAGAAGGTAGAGAGTAATGTAGAACAATATTCACCCAAACTTTTAGAAAAGTATTCGCTTAAAGAAAATGATCAAGGTAAGATGTAAAGAGTGTGGTAAGGAACTTAGTTCAAACTCAGGAAAGACTGTATCATGTGGTTGTCCTAACATGGCCACTTTAAATGGGGATAAATTGACCGCACTTGACTTAAATAAGGTAGTCATGATAAGTTCTAACGAAGAACATAAACCTGACGGATTCACTTCACAAGATCTTGCATGGCAGGAGCAACGACGCAAACGAAAAGTACGCAAACTAAACTTCGAGGTTCGATGACAGAAGAAACCATCAAGCAAATTTGCTATACTAAAGAAGAGGTAGACTCTATGATTGAGTTTGCTGTGGAAGAGGCAAGAAGAATTGATGAAGCTTCAATGGCAAAGCATAATAGAGAAGCAACTATCATCAGTATGATTCTAGGGTTCACTGCTCTTGCATTATTTCTTGATGGATTGCTTCGTATACTTGGTATTATTCCACCGTTTATGCACCTTGATGTGAATGTTATTGACCAAATTAAGGATCAGGTAGAGACTGATATACTAGATGATGTTATAGATAAGGTAAGACAAGTACCAATTAAAAAATTACTTAATCGATGATTGATATTTCTTTCAGTTCATTGAGAGTTTTACTGATTATGATATTAACTGCTTTATGGTTTTACCTGTTAGTAGATTCTTTCGAGGATAAAAGTAAATGAATCCTATTACGGACATCGTTTTTTCATTAACATGGATATTTCTTTTAGTATGGGCAGTGCGTTCTGTTATTTCAGGAGCAAGATCTCAGACTGTAAGGAATTATAATGCTGATACATGGACTACAGAAGTAACTAAAAGGATTCATCCAGAGATGATGGATGTAAAACCTGGTGAGCAATTGATGGGTGTTACCTTTGATAAAAAGACTAGTTGTGATTTAGAAGAATATAAAGCTTTACAAGATAGAATAGAAGAGTTAAAATCTGAGTTGGAAGATCCTTGGGAGGATGATGACGATGATGATGGTGATGTTCCTGCTATTGTAAGAAGATGAAAGAATTTTTATTTTTCATGGCAAACTTCTTAGACTTTTGGTTCTTGCCATTTATTATTATGCTTATTGTTTCTATTGTTATAGAACAAATCATCAGGGCAACAGGTAATCAATATGATCCTGTAGCGGTAAAAAAAGTAGAGACTGCGATGAAAGTAAGGAAGTTTCTCTGGCGACAGAACTTACTTCTTAATTTTTCTTGGTTTTTATGTTATTTTATTTTAATGTTCTTACTTAGAGGAGAACCTCAACAAATGCCAGATCTAATATGGAGGGGCTAACATGGCACTATCACAACAAACAAAAGATCATTTACTAGAAGCAGAAGGAAGTCTTAGAGCAGCAGTTAGATCTGCGTCTATGAATGAAAAACCTATAGTGGTTACTCAACTATCTCAATTGCTTATGGATATTGAACGGGTTAGGGAATTTGAGAAGTTGCAAGACATTGTAGATGCTGAGATAGAAAGGAAAAGGGATTCAAACCCTTGACTTTTTATTCATTTGTTCCTATACTACTAACGTTCACTCAAAAGCAATGACGCTTACTTCAAAGTTTAAGAAAGACTTAAGCACTCTTAGAGCTGCTGCTAACAAGGAAATTTTCCTTGATGTAAAGAATCCAAAACTTTATAAGAAAGTAAAAAGATATTATCAAAATGAAGTGGTTCTTACTGGGGAAGACCCTGATGCCGACTACAATGTTATTATGGAGTGTATTGCAGAAGATTTAGTTTATAGACAAACTGCTAATCCTAATGCAACAAACTCTGAATTTGATGGGTATCGCTAATGAATGTTCTTCTTGAAAGATTCCCTTATCGTTATGTAGAGGCTGGAACTCTAGAGAATGGTAAACCTGATTTCCGTATTCAGAAAATGGATAGATATTCTCCTAGATGGAAGGATATGTATCTATGTGACAATGGTATGCAGTTGACTCAAGCTATGGAGGATTTTGAATACACTAAGTGGCTTGATCCTGCTGGTGTACCTTGTTATATTAAGGAGGAGGAAGATGAGTGATGAATTTAAACCCCTTATTGTAGAGGGTGAAGAAGTTGGTGATTACAATGACACCACTTTCTCTTATGGTAAATGGCAGATGGCAACTGTAGAACTGTGGACATCTCCTAAAGAATTTGATGCTTATCAGTATGACTGGGAAACATTTAAAGACTTTTATAAAGAAGAGACTGATGACTATAAGTATGTTGATTGTGAAGATGAAGAGTTTACACCAGGAATGAATGGTATTGATACTACTAATGTTGAGGAATGGTTATTAGAATTCTGTAATGATAAGGAGTGGATTAAGGATGAATTTTATTTCATAGTTCACTGGAGAAGATATGCTATTTTTAAGAAAGAAGATTATGAAGATGGAAACTTTGAATGGTGTGTAGAGGATATGGGTGATTCTAATCCAGAAAGATATTATTATAAAGATGGTAAGATAGAAGAATGTTGGTCAACCCCTATGGAGGATGAAGAATGAGTGATGAACTAGGACGCATAGCAAATGCACTAGAGAGAATTGCAGACTTTTATGAAAAGGGTCTCCATGTTGATATTGATCATGCCCATATAGATGATATAGGTGAGATTCATGGTGACGTTACTACCCATCCTAAAAACTTCTAATGAGATTTAAAGCACTAGTCTTTGTAAGACTTAGAGGATCTGTATCTGATGCTGCTGGTAATGCAGTGATGAAAAATACGCATTTAGTTGCTCCCAATCTTAAACCACATTTGTTGAGGATTGGTAAGGCAATTGATTTTTGGTTTGATGCAGAGACTGAAGAGATAGCAAGGGAAGAAATGGATCTTCTGTCTGATAGGATGCTTGCTAATACTGTGATAGAAGATTGGAGTTATGAATTAGAGGAAACCGAAGAGACTGGTATAGGAAACATATCCAATGATAATGCTGGTACTTCAAAACATGCCATCTTTGATTGATAAATAACTGAAGAGTTTAGTAAAATTATCATGGCTAAAGGAAAAGCAGGTCTTTCTGCCAGTGGAGCATCTATGTCAAAGTATGATGTAGAAGTAGAGGCAAGGTTAAAGGCACTTGAAGCACAAGCACATCCAGATAGATGTAATGATGGTGGTGGAGTAGAGGAAAAATTAGATAGATTGATCGCTGCTCTTAATGCAAATGATGCTTTTGTATCGAATCTTCCTAAAGATGCGGAAGGAGTAAGAAAATTTTCTTAACGTTTAGGGGTTGCATAAACCCCTATTTTTTTGTATAATACATACTATAACTATTGTTTTATTATGAGTGAATATAAAAAGACTGCACTGGTGTTAGGTGCAGGTGGTTTTATAGGAAGTCACATGGTCAAGAGACTTCGCTCCGAGGGATACTGGGTGCGTGGTGTAGACTTAAAGTATCCAGAGTTTTCTGCTACTGAAGCTAATGAATTTATTCAAGGAGATTTGCGTGATCCAAATTTTGTAAAGAGAGTATTAGAATATAAAGGAGAGGCAGGTAACTTTTATAACTCAGTTCCTTATAGATACATCTTACCTTTTCATGAGATCTATCAGTTTGCTGCTGACATGGGTGGTGCAGGATTTGTATTCACTGGTGAGAATGATGCTGAGATCATGCAGAACTCAGTTACCATTAATCTTAACGTCTTAGAACAGCAGAGATTATTGAATGAGACATTTGATGGAGAGAAGAAAGATTGGACAGAATGTAATAGACCTAAGTTAGATAATCCCACTAAGATATTCTATTCTGGATCAGCATGTATGTATCCAGAGCACAATCAACTTGACCCTGACGATCCTAATTGCCGTGAAGATTCCGCATACCCAGCTGCACCAGATTCCGAATATGGATGGGAGAAACTTTTTTCAGAGAGATTGTACTTGGCTTACAATCGTAATCATGGCATTCCTGTTAGGATTGCCCGTTATCACAATATCTTTGGTCCCGAAGGAACTTGGGACGGTGGAAGAGAGAAAGCACCAGCTGCAATCTGCCGCAAAGTCGCTTATGCTCCGAAGAAAGGTGGATCCATCGAGGTGTGGGGAGACGGTTTACAAACTCGTTCCTTCCTGTACATTGATGAATGCATCGAAGCAACTAGAAGATTAATGGATTCAGACTTCCTTGGACCAGTTAACATTGGTTCGGAAGAGATGGTTTCAATCAATCAGTTAGTTGATACTGCTGCTAAGGTTGCTAAGAAAGATATAGAAAAGAATCATATTGATGGTCCTCTTGGTGTTCGTGGACGTAACTCAAACAACGATCTCATTCGTGAGAAGTTGGGTTGGGATTATTCACAACCTCTTGAAGAGGGTATTCGTAAAACTTATAAGTGGATACAGCAACAGATTAAAAACCAATGAAAGTAACTATTTTAGGATCAGAAGGACAGATTGGGGCATACCTTTCAGAGTATCTTCAGAAAAAGGGACATGAAGTAACAGGTATTGATGTAGTTTATGGTCCTGAAAATGATTTACGTGTAACTCCAAACACCTATGTTGAATCTAAGATTGAGAATGCTGACTTTGTATTCTTTCTTGCATTTGATGTAGGTGGTTCACGTTATCTGAAGAAGTATCAACATACTTTTGAGTTTAATAATAACAATACTCGGATGATGGCAAACACTTTCCGTTTATTGAAAAAATATAATAAAAGATTTATCTTTGCCTCATCTCAGATGAGTAATATGAGTTACTCTCCATATGGTGTTATGAAAAGAGTAGGGGAACTTCATACTACTGCATTGAAGGGACTGATTGTTAAGTTCTGGAATGTCTATGGTATAGAGAAGGACATGGAAAAGGCTCATGTGATTACTGATTTTATCCGTAGAGGATTTGAAGAAGGTGAGTTTGAGATGTTGACTGATGGTACGGAAGAAAGGCAGTTCCTATATGCAGAAGATTGTTGTGAGGCATTAGAGACTGTAATGGAATGTTATTCGGATTTCAAACCAGAAGATCCTCTTCATATCACATCATTTAATTCTACTTGTATTGCTAAGATTGCTGCTCTTATTCAAGGACAGTTTAATTTGATTGGTAGATATGATGTAAAGATCAAACCAGGTCTTGCAAAAGATAGTGTGCAGATGGATAAAAGAAATGAGGCAGACACTTATATAACAGGATGGTGGACTCCTAAGACTGCTATAGATCAAGGGATTGCCAAAGTCTTTGCTGAGATGAAAAAAGATTATGAGTAAAGTATTTGTAACTGGGTGTGCTGGATTATTAGGTGCTAATTATACACGGCATCTATTACAAAATGGACATGAAGTAATAGGTATAGATGATCTCTCTGGAGGGTAC